TTTTTTTTTTTTTTTTTTTTTTTGGTTCCTGTTAGTTTCCAGCCACTAGACGTTAGTCCGGTACTGGAGTTAACAAGAGTTTTTATGACTTTTATGGAAACCAGCTAGTGATGTTCTAGCTGACGGAGCGGTCCTCCGGGTGCATGCATTTCAGCATTTTAGTTCGGGCACTACCTATTTACGTTGTGTACATGATACGTGCTCACTTCAAAGGTGTTTAGGCAAGATCGTATTACCTCCCTTTGCCACTTAAGGCTGCTAGAGAATTCTTTTCTGCGTGGAATTGTACCACATCTTGGCAGGGTCGTCGATTGCGTCAGTGACCTCTTGGTGCGTTCATGTTTTATTCGTAAATACCTTATCAATTAACTTCACCTCAACCATACACTTGGGAGATAAAGGTAAAAGAGACGTATAGGTCCATCCCTATACGCACCTCAATTACAATAAGGGCAGGCTCTGCAAAGCCTGTGTGACATAGTCACTTGGTAGCCTTGGTCTTACTTTTGATTAAGCCCGGCACACTTCAGTTTCCGTTACCCTAGGTAAGTAGGGCGAGACTCCCTGGCAGGTATTCTCTTGAACTCAACGTAGTTGCAGTACGGAGTTCTTCTCATAATCTCACACGCTACAGCTTTCACTGGGTGTTGCGCACTCGAATTTCTTCGAGGAGATCATAAATAAGCACCACCATGCTTTAAAAGTTTAGGTGGGAGGTTTACTTTGCCTCTATTACAGCTCTTAGACTCTAAACATATGTTTATGGTGAGTCAGTTATTGGTATATTTCAACCGCAACCGGTAGAAACGTTTACTACTGGATTTTTCAGGGGAATGCCTGTTAGACACTCGACGCTGGCCTCATTCCATGGGAAAGGGACTTTACCTGGCTGATGTACTTCGAGATTGATACCCTGTGGTTGAGGTATAATCGAGTACAAACTGCTGAAATCGTCGCTACGATAATGACAAACAATACTGAGATTGTTGCGAGCGGTATTTCTTGTGTTTGCAGTGCAGGTTGACCTTCAAAAGACTTAACCGTATAGTCTGGTGTGTATTCATTGGTACAATTTGGGGTCAGATGATTTTGATCTTGGTTTAGAAGATCAACGACCGTTGTCACGGGCCGTTCAAGCAGGTCGATAAAGAGCCGCTTGATGCAGGGAAATTTCCCCTGGTCTTTGCATGAATCGGTTTCAAATATGATCCATACTGTATCTTTGACTAATATACCACTTGCATATGCGATGTGGGAGAAGCCGAAGATTGGTTGCACTGATGTGCTGATGTTGTTTACACCTTGGACTAAAACTGGTTTGAATCTACCGTTGGTGTTGTTCGAGTTGGTACTGATGCCCCAGAATTTGTTACTGTGTTCTTTGCTCTCGAATTTGTTACTGCCATAGTCTGATGGAGTTGTGACTGGCCAGTTCGCTGTTCCGAAGTTCGTTGTGTGCTTTTGGTTTCGGAGGTTGAGGTTGCTCTGGTGTTGAAATGTCCATCCTTCCCAGTTGAAAGGAGTTGTCCATGCTGATATGCTCGTTGATGTTTGTACGAGTGAGCTGTTTCGGATGATATAGTGCCATGCCTTGAGGTTTGGATATGCTTGGTCGCTGGCTGCTCTTGTGAGGAGTGTGAGTTGGCATTCGCTGATGTTGACGATTGTGCTCTCGCTTCGGCTGGTTGATGTTACGTTGACTCTGTTGAGCTCGTTGAATGAACTGTCGAACAGGTATAATGCTGTACCTGATGCGCCGTACGTGCTTGTGGTGAAGTACGTTTTGTTTTTGCAGCTTACAAATGCGTCCTGACCTGCGCTGGTTGCACATTTCTTGAACTCGGTTTTGAAGTCGAATTGTTGGAGCTTCCAAGTGCTGATGTTGTAGCTGTGGATTGTGGCGACGCAAGATGTGAGTACTCCGGTGTTGAAGTCGAGGAGTTGCCCGTTCTTGTGTTGCTGTTGGAAGCATGTTGCGATGACGTTCGTGCTGTTGGCAACGATGCTGCAGCTGCGTGGTGAGCTGTTGTTGCGGTCTGGTAGTTGCTCTCTGTGGGTAAGGTTGACTGTGTTGTTTTCGTAGCTGAATGTGTCGAGTTGATATTTGCCGTGGCCGTGGTCTGCGCATGTAGGACTTTGGATGCTGATTGAGAGTTCGTGAACGTGTCTGACTCGGTCGGTTGCTATGACTGGAATACGGATGCAGCCTGTTGTTTGGTGCTTACTGCTCACTTGGATGCTGTCGGTGATTTGTTGTGCGTTGCAGTGACAGAGAAACAAGGTCAGTAAAAGTTTGACTTTTTCGTGACGTCTTGTTTCGGTCTGAAGATGAGCATTGCGGTTGTTGCTGCTAGTAATACACCTGCTAGACATGTTGTGATGACTGCGAGTTTGAGGTTGAAGTGACAGTCGTCAGGCGTTGTTACTGTTGGGACTGTGGTTGTCGTGGTTTCAGCTGGTTTTGTTGGGCATGGTGTTGGCTCTTGGACTGTTGCTGGTTGTGGACATGTAGCCGGTACTTGTGTTGGACATGGTTGGACTTCGTGGTTGAAATACTGGATGACTCCGAGTGATTCGTTGAAGACGAAGTTGATTGCTGGAGCGTAGACGGACCAGTTACCGAGAATGCGGATAGGCAGTGATGGTATGCGGCCGAGGAACATTGCGGTTGTCGAGTTTGCAGCGCTTGAAAGATAGTGAAAGTGACCGGTTGCGGTTGACTGTAGTGACATGTTCGTTGCGAGGATGGTATTCATATAAGATTGGACGATGGTAAATGAGCTGTTGAGGTCGTATTTTGTCCATTGTAAGAATACTCCTCTGGAGTCTGGTGCCATGTAAGTGTCGGTGAAGTTCAACCTTGCGACTGTGTTGTTGTGGGTGAAGTCGGTTTGTAACCAAAATCGGTTCGGAATTGCTCCTGGGTGATAAAATGAAATGACGTTAGACTCGTTGACGCATGTAAGACATACGAATGAGTTGGCGTCCCATGTGAGCAGAGGCGAGAAGATTGGATTCGTTGTCCTTGGACCGATGTTGGTAGTTTGGTTCCAGGTCGTTTGGGCGCTTGCGTAGCTGAGATACAGGAAGATGATGGGCAACATGTTTTGTTTTAAGCTTCGCTGACTTCGCTGAGGTCTCGTGGTACGAAGGCTTGGGCGTTCGGATTGAGGGCGATTGGCTTGAATTGCAGGTGCACGGTGACGACACCGGTAGGTGCGATAGTGACTGTGCCTGCGCCTGCTTTCAACCGTCTGGAGACGTCGTTGGCGAATTTTGTCATTGCTTCTTGTGACATGTGGTTTCTAGGATCGCTGTCTTGTTCTGGTGTGATGAGTAGTGGAGCGAGCTTTTCGCCGTACTTGGCTGTGAATGTATACACGTTTGGATCTGGTTTGACTGTTGGCATGAGTTTGTCGAGCTTCTTGGTGAGCATGTCGACTTTCTTGGTCATTGCGTTGTTCGGGTTTCGTTGTTGTCTTTTCGCAGGTCTACGACGTCTTCGTCGTTGGACTGGTCGTGTTGGTTGCATAAGAGGGAGCTGCATTGGCATTGGAAGAAAGGTAGCCATGTTTTGTTTTATGGTAGGATGGCTGTTTTGTTGGTGCGAAAAATGATGATTGTTGCTGCTCCTGCTTTGACTGTTGAGTGGTAGATGTAGTCTTCGGCGTATAATATGCCTCGGTAAGCGACGTTGCGTGGGACTGAGCTGAGGCAAGAATCGCCGAATCGTACTTCTTCGGTGCCGTTGGTGACTGTTTTCTGGAATGTTAAGATTGGTGAATAACAGTCGACTGCGAAGACTGCTCCGTCGATGATGACGACTTTGCTGCCGCTCAGTGCCATGGTCAGGCTTTGGTATCTGACGAGCATAATTGCTGCGACGATTGTATACCAGGTGATGAGGCAGATCATGTAAATAATGATTAGACAGAATATCGCGAGTGCGACTTTCTGTGTAGTGCTTCGCTCTGGTGATGTTGAGTCGGTGATGAAGAATACGACGACGAAGAATAACAGTTTGCAGAACTTGACGAGTTGAAGTGTCTTTCGGATGATGAACCAGTGCGTGAGTTTTGGCATCCAGCTTGTGGTTGTTTCGAGGACCATTGCGAAGGCGAGAAAGAATGCAAGTGAAACGAGTGTGTCGCTGAGTGGCATATACGCTGCGAGTTGCGCTTTAATAGCGTTGCTTGCGCTGTGCAATACGTTCGAGGTGGACTCCATTGTTTCAATAGAAGTTTTGTTTTTGGTGTTGAGGTAGAATGAGTATGTTAAACTCTTTTCTTCTGCTGAAACATTGTCTAATTACGAGTGTTGCGATGAGTGTGCCGATCGAGACGATTGGTAGTGTCCAGTCAGGATAATTTTGTGGATAGAGTGTGAGTTTAATGTCATACTCGTGTTTGACTTGTTCTCGCTCTTGTTTAGTGACTGTGCATGGTGTGATTTTGCTGGTTCGTCTTAGTCTTGTCTGTTCGGTGCAGTTACTGCTCGGTCTGAAATAACCGTCGTTGTGGAGGCATGAGTTGGTGTATGGTATTGTTCTGTTGGCGCATGGTTCGTGGATTGTCGTACAGTTGATCGTGATGTTCTGTGTTGTTGTGACCATGCTATAGAACCACGTGAGTGTTTCGTTGCTGTTTTCGTAGCCGTCGGTGATTGCTGTGTTGTTTTCGGTGTTCGGTGCTGTGCAGTGGTTTTCGCATTGGCATGGAAAGACGTACAGGGCTGTTGCGGCTTGGAATGCTGCGAATGCGAATATGAACAGTTTCATCGTTTTGTTACGAGTTTAATGACTGAGATGCCGAGTGCGCTGAAGGCGATAATTACGCCGCAGACTAGGAACCATTTGATGATGTCCCAGATCGACCAGGCGTTGATTTGGGCGATGATGCTGTTGAGGCTTGCGATTGTCTGTTTTTCGAGCATGTCTCCTAGTGATGGTACTTTGTCGATGCTGTTGACGAGTTGCTTGATGTTGTTGTTGAACGTGCTGATGTTGGCGATCTTCTGGTTGAACTCGACTCTTGTGAGATTGACTTGGCGGATGCCGAGTTCGAGTGTTTCTTGGTAGTTGATGAGCTGGAGTTGTATGATCTCGTTGGTTGGTAGTTGACAGTCTTGCACGTTGATCGGTGGTACGTGGCATGGTCCGTTGTCTTTGAGGTTACGTAAGACTTCGCTGTCGCTGTCGCTTGTTTTAAAGAAAGCGCAGCCGAATGGCGCGATTGTTGCCGTGCCTTGTTTAGTGCAGATTTTGTTAGCGGTGAATACTTGTTTACATTTCTCCGTTGAGCCGAGGTAGTTGACGATGAGTAGCTTCTGGCTTGGTGTTTCGAATTCGGCGTGTGCAAGATAGACGCCTTGTCCGCCGAAGCATGCTGGGTTGGCTGTACGACAACTGCCGACTCGGAGGTCGAAGATTTGATGTTCACTTGCGAGTTGTGATTGCCTTGTTGCGATTTTCGTGAAATATTGGTTGATGAGGCTGAGTTTCGCTGTCATGAATTCGATTTCGCTCATTCGGTAGTCGATTTTCGCGAAGTTGTTCTCGTATGCTTGGTAGCTGCGTTGGATTGACTCGTACAGTCTTGTGGTTACTTCGTAGTTCATCGTGATTTGGTCCGCCATTGCGCTGAGTGCTGTTGCGACTTGTTGGAAGTTCTTGTTGACGGTGTTGCTGAATTGGCGGTAGCTTCGGATGAGGTTCGATGTTGTATATGAGAGGCCGTTGATTTGGCGTCCGAATCTCCAGCCGGCGAGCCATGGAAAAGCTGCGACGTGGTCCATGTCTGCTTTGCTGTTGAACATTGCGTTTTGAAATAGGCCGAGGTCGATGGCTGCTTGCGAGCGGTCTGGAAAGAATGTGCTGTCTTGTGGTAGTGCGACTGTGAGTTTGAATAGATCGTCGAGCACTTGCGTGTGGTCGAGGCCGGTCTCGACTGTAAGGTCGAAGCGTTGGGCTTGGACTTTAGCGACTTCTTGGAGGAAGTTGACGTCGATGGTTCCGGCGAGTGGTTCGGTTTTAGTGAGGGCTGCCATTTTCACGCTTGTTGGTCGTTCGACTTTGAGTAGCGTGGAGATGTCTTGTTCGATGGCTAGGCATGCTTGGTAGATTGGTGAGCGTTTTTGTTCTTCGCTGCAGAGTACTGCGTATGGACAGATGTCGTCGCAGTTGACTCCTTTGGCTGTGATTTTCTTGTCGACTGCGTAGACTTTCACGAGTGGTTCGAGTTTGGTGATGTTGCAGACTGGGTTCCAGTCGAGTGTTGTTGCTGTGCAGTCTTCGATTCTCGCTTCGTTCTTTTCGATGCTGAAGTTTCCGTGCCAGGCGTAACCGTCTGAACGACGGCAGCTGCCGATTGTCGGTAGTGTTGTCGTTGTTGCGGAGATGAAGTCTGGGTCGTTGGTGTAGTCGAGTTGGAACGTGACTGGGTTGACTTTATGTGCGATGTAGCGTTGTTTGCCGAGTTGGACTGTTGCTGGTACTGAGAATTTGCTGTTGAGTGGTTCGAGTTGGTCGTTGATAGGTAGTTTTTCGACTGCGCAGAATGTCTTGAAGATGGTGTTCGGCATGACTGCGTTGTGGATCATGTAGATTGATGAGCTGAATTCGATGGTTTCCAGTTCGCAGCCTGCTTTGGTGATACTGTCGCCGCAGTTGTTGTTGAACTCGAGGTATTGGCGTTCGAGTTTGCTGGTTTCTGGTTGTTGTTGTCGTAGGATCGACTTAGTGTGCTGATCTTTGATGTTGTGGAGGTTCTCGAGTTCGAATGTGGACTTGATGAGGATGCCGTCGCTGATTAATACGTCGATCTGGCTGTTGATAAAGATGACGCATTTTTGTGCGCATGGGCACTGGATGATCGTTTCGTGGAAGGTGTTGATGTAGTTCGTGATCTTTCCGCCTGCGAGGACTGCTTTAGACTTGCATTCGACTGATGGTGTTTTGAAGATGCAGCATTCTCGGTTGTCGTTGACGATTCGTCCTGGCTCGTACAGTTGTGGTAGGATGTCGTGGTAGTAGAGTGGTACTTGTTTCCCGTCTTGGGTGATCGTTTTGACTCCGATTGGCGCGTAGACGTTGTCGCAGGTTGAGCTGTTGTCGTTGGTGTTTCGGACTCTCCAGATTTTGTTTTTGTAGCAGCTGCGGTTGCTGATTGAGCTTGGGTTGAAGAAGAAGCAGTTGCCGTTGAGATTCGTGAGCGTCTTGACTTTCGTGTCGCAGTTGATCAGTTGTGAGTTGCAGGCTGTTGTCTGTTTGTCGATGATTTTGACTGAGCTAATGACTGGGTGAGGCAGTTTGTTAGGTAGTGCTTGCGTGAGTTGGTTGTTAGTGAGGTATTCGACGATCTCGGTTGGTTTGACGTCGTTGCTGATGCTGTTGATCAGGAATGGCTGTTCGAGGAAGTTGTCGAATTGTTTCTGCGAGATGATGTTCTGGATGTTGTTGTCGAGTGTGAAGACTTTGTCCCAGTTGTCGTAACGGTGACTTTGGCATTCGCATGTTGCGAGGATGCTGAGTAGTACGAGGAACATGTCAGTTGTTTTGTATGAATTTACCGCTTGCCCAGTTGCTTGCTGTGAGGCGTGGTTCGAGGAATTTTGGTACTCGGTGCACGTTGTGGGCTCGTAGGATTGTGTCGCAGTCGAGTGAGTCTTGTCGGCAGAATGTCTTGAACATGTGGCGATAGGCGTACATGTGGTGGAGGATTTGCCAGTTGTCGGCGTCTGCTGCTGTTGGTTGCTCGATTGCGAGTTTGAGGTACTTGAAGACGACGAATGTTTCGCTGCTGTTCGAGTTGCATCTGGTGACGAAGTAATCGACGCTGCCGAAGTGGCTGCCGATGTGGTTGATGTACGTGAGGTTCGATCGTTTGGTTGTTTTCCAGATGACTGATCCTCCGAGGTGTAGGTGGTCGTTCACGTACTTGATGAGGATGTCGTGGTGTGATGTCCATTCGACTGAGTCGTCGTTCGCCCACATGTCTGAGATGATGAGGTCGACTTTGTGTTCTGGTAGTCCGACTTGGAAGCGGTTGTTGCAGCTGTTGATTGGGCGGAGGTCGTGGTGGTGAACTGAGCCTTGTTTGAAGAAGTTGTCTAAGACGACGCCGCCGACTGGTATTTGGTTGTGTTCGTCGCCGGTTGCTGCTCCGATGTGTAAGACTTTAGTCTGCGGAGGTAGTGTGAGTTGGTCGTTGATATAGTTGCAGATTTGGACGTACTTGGTGATGTTGTTCGTCTGGTTGAGGCGTTGACGGTTGACTTCGAGGTAAGGAAGCTGCGTGTTAAACAGTTCGCTTGTCTTGTATGGTCTGATGACTGGCGTGTACTGGACGTAGCTTTGTGATACCTTTCGGGCGAGAGGTGCTCGGATGTCAGGGCCGCCTGCTTGGAGGTAAGCTGTGTCGATCGACTTGTTTGTTGCCCAGATCATGATAGGTATGTTCTGGTGGTCGATGCGGATTGTCGTTTTCGTGCTGATTGTCGTGCTTGAGAGTTTGTCGTTGACTGCGTTGATGAATCGACTGACTTCGACGTCGCTGAGTGTGTTGTTGATTTTGGTACCTTGTCCTGCGCTGATGTTAGCGTGGTATAGAGGCTTGTTAGGTACTTTCGTGGCGTCGATTCGGGTTGTTTTCTCGAAGGCTTTTGGATACATGTGCATGCCGCCGATTTTGAGTGAAGAGTTGTTGTAGTCTCCGAGTTCGATGTGGTGGCAGTTAGTGTCTTGTTCGCTTGGAAAGATCCACTTGTCGAAGTTTTCGAGTCTGCCTGTGCTGAAGAGTGATGGCTCCATGTCTGCTTCGGTGTTGTTGTCGAGTCGTGTGAGTTGGTAGCGTGGTAGCTCGTCGTGGTTGACGTGGATTGTAGAGCTGATACCGAGCACGAATGCTTTCGTGTTGTCGGTGTTAGTCGTTGCTGGAGTGCAGACGTATTGGGTGCCTTCGTGGTTGATTGCTTTGGTGACGAGAATGACGTCCCATGGTTTGATGTCGTCTGCGTGTTTAATTGGCACTGCGTGGTGCGAGCAGTTGACTGTGCAGTTGATTGCGAGGCCGGTGAGGACGTCGCTGACTGGTAGTGGTTGTGGTTTGCAGTTGACGTGTTTGCGGATTGTTTGGTCGAGTGAACCTTGCCAGTCGATGAGAATGCCGCTGTCGCTGCCGAGTAGGACTTTGAGTCCGGTTGCTGTTTCGTGGATTTCGGCTGTGAGTTTGAGCTGTTTTTCGAGCTGGCTAAGTTGCAGGTGGCAGTCGTTGGATTCGAGTCTCCATCCTAAGTCGACGTGGTTCTTGTTTGTTTGGTACCATGTCTTGTAGTGATTCAGGCAGTCTGTGCAGCAGTGGATTCTGGAGATGTTGTGGCATGGCTTGATTCGTGCTGCTGGTGGTATGATCGTGTATGAGGAAGTGTGCGTAGTGTTGGTCGGCATCTGGTTGATGATCGTGCCGATGTGGCCGACTTCGAGTCTTGTGCTTTGGTGGTAGTGACTGTTGCCGTAGACTCGGTCGTTGGGGTCGTTGGTTGATGGTTTGACTTTGCGCCATGTACCGAAGCGGTCTGTTTTGGTTAGACCTTTGCTGACTGGTACGAGGTTCTTGATCATGGAGTCGAATAGGCATGCTGTCATTGTGACGTCGTTGCTTGCGGTGTGGGCTTCGCCGTGGTATTTACCGCAGATTGCGCCGTGTGTGCTTGTGAGGTTCGTGTCGCTGCGGATGTTGTAGTAAGAACCTCCGCAGATTGCTGCGAGTGTTTCGCTGCTTGCGTGTTCTTGACAGACGTCGGTGTCGCTTGTCGTTGTGAATCGTGCTGGTTTTCCGCAGTGACATTTTCCGGCTTTTGTAGTAATCTCGGCGAGTGCGTCGAGGTCGTTCGTGCCGTTGAATAGGATGATGATTAGGCCGTGGTTGCTCAGGTTCGTGGTTGAGTTCAGGAATTGCAGGAAGTGGTTCAGGCGATATGCGGAGCTGAGGTACGTTGGAAGGTGCCAGAGCATGTATTTCCAGTCTTTGCTAACGACGATGTCTGAGTCTACGGCTTCTCGGTAGATGCCGTCGCGGTTGTAGTGTGGTCGTAGGAATGTTGTGACTGCGTGGCTTGTGAGGCAGTTGATTTCGCCGAGGCCGAGGAAGTTAGGTTTCTTGCGGTTTTCGTCTCGGACGTGGAAGAATTCGATGTCGCAGATTGTTGTTGCCTCGAGGTTCTTCGCTGCTTCTTCGATGCTGATCTGATTGAGTTCATTAGGCCTGGTAAGAATTGCTTGGAGTGTAGTGTTGCTAGTGCATAGATTGTCTTTGATGTGGTCTTCGACTGCGGCGCAGCACCAGATGTGGAGTTCGTCGGTTGCTCGGCTTGTGGCGACGATGAGTCTATTGATGACTTTGCTGAATTTCGTGTTGCCGAAGATGACGACGCCGACTTTGCCGACTGTGAGGCCTTGGGCTGAGTCGATGGTGACGAATTTCGTTTTGAGGTTCATGGCGTCGATTGCGGCTTGTTTGTAGTTCACGAGGATTGTGTCGAGGTTGTAGCTGTCGGCTTCTTCGAGGATGCGTTGGCTGATCTGGATGTTCTCGCTGTGGAGTTTGTGCCAGACGACTTTTCCTCCTTCTTTAGCTGGTTCGAAGTCGATGTTGTGTTTGTGGTATGCTCCGGCGAACGTGTTAAAGATTTCTCGTGGGCAGCGGTAGCATGTTTTGAGGACTGTTTGGTTCTGGATTGGCACGATCTGGCGCAGGTAGAATGTATTGTAGTCCCAGCTGAAGTCGGTCAGTGGTGTGACTGGACTGAGTTGGAATGGATCTCCGACGCAAACGACGAGACCTGCTCGTGAACGGATGATTGCGTCGAACAGTTGTTTGGGAGTGAGCAGTGAGCATTCGTCGATGAGCAGAGTGCAGCCTGCGATCGGTCTGACGACGTTGACGGTGCACAGGATGATGTTCTTGCTGTCGTCGTCGATTGGTGCCTGGTACGTGCGGTTGTTGTACTTGCCTTTGAAGACTGTGATGTCGTTGCGGTTGCTGAGAGCTTCGTCCATGTCTTGGACGAGTTTGTGTGTTGGTGCTGCGTAGACTGTCTTGCCGGTTGTGTTCTTGTTGAAATAGTTGTTGATGAAGTACGTTGTTTTGCCGGTTCCTGGTGGTCCGAGGATGAATTTGACGCGGTTGAAGAAGTCGAGCATGTTGAGGTCGGTCTTCGTTGTCGCTCGGTTCGTGCGTTGGATGCGGTTGAAGTTGGTGAATCGTTTCGTGGCGTCGAGGAATGTGAGTCTGTAGATGTCTTTGCGAAGTGGATCGACGGTGCAGTTCAGTTTCACTTTGCCGTTGTTGTCGAGGATGTTGCAGTATGTTGTGAGGCCGTATGATGCGTCTTTGATGAAGACTTCGTTTTGGTCGGCGTTAGTGACTGTATACTCGAAGATTTGGTCTTGTTCGCTGTTGTACTGGTCGAGGATGTACGATTCGTGGAGCATTCTGCTCATGTTTTCGCGTTTGGATTTGCTACTGTCCCAGGCGAAGAAGTTGTCGCTTGTGAAGTTGTCGATTGTCTTGGTGATTGTGGAGACTGTGCTTTCTTGTTTGACACAGTACTGGTTGAGTGGCAGTCTGAAGCATTGGGTGCGGTTGTCGTACACTTTGACGCTAAAGTCGGTGTTATGGTCGTTGCAGCGGATTGTGAAGTTGCCGTTGTCGAGTGCGAAGTTCATGAGTTCTGGGTCTGATTCGCCGCAGCCTACGACTGCGCATGTTGGTAGGTGTGTGACTTTGTGGTGCGTCTGGTTATAGTGTTCACAGGCGCAGTAGCAGCATAGTGGATAGGCGACTGGGCAGCTGGTACAGACGCTGACTGTTGGGTTTTGGCAACAGTAGCATTGTTGTTGCACTTGTTGTTTTCCTTGCGTTTCGATGTCTCTGATGCCCCATTCGTCAAGGACTGCGTTGAGCATGTCCATGTCGCTTGCTGGTGCTGTTGGGTCGATCAGTTTGAAATAGAATTCTTCGGTGGTCATTTTCTCTGGTAGTGGTAGGACGCCGTAGTTTTCGATGAAGTCGGTAAGTAGGTGTTGAAAGTATTCCCAGAGAACTCGCCAGAAGTTGTTGTCCACTTGTGAGTAGATGACTCCTTCGGCGAGGATTGCGGCTGTGCGGATGAGTGTCATGTCTGGTGTTGGTGCTTTGCCTTCGATGATTAGTGCTGCGAGTAGGCGGTGTTTATCTGGTAGGTATTGTAGGACGCCGTTGACTTCTTTGACTGTGCTTGAGCAGAATTCGTGGAGGTCGCCGTCTGATTCCCATGCTTTGCCTTCGTCTACTGTTGTGTGGATGATCGTTTCGAGGTGTTTGCTGAAGTTGTGCTTGTTGTAGATGTCTGGCAGTGTTGGGTCGTGCTTGTTCGTCAGAATGAAGCTATCGTCGCTTAGGAAGTTGAATTTGTAGTGCTTCGTGTTGTAGTGCTTGAGCATGTTTTTGTAGTCGTCGAAGTTGCCGGTTTGATAGCCTTTGACTGCGGCGACTTTGAGTGCTGTGTGGTTCTTGTGGACTTGTTGTGTGACGAGTGTTTCGAGCTGCACGAGTAGATGTACTGCGTGGTTGTATAGTGTGTTAGCGAATGCTGTTGTGGCGTCTCCGCTGCTTGTGCCGCCTGGTTTGTAGACGAGTTGGCCATTGATGTGGACGATGTCGAACATGAAGGCGTGCATTTCGTTGGTGAAGTGGTGTGAGTTGTGGTCCCATCCTCCGAGTTCGAAGAGCAGTGCTGCTGCCATGGAGCGGAAGACGAGTGGGAAGCTTCGGTCGCATTTGGTGTAGTCGCTGCCGAAGACTTTCCAGTCGTTGATGTTGCCGTGTCTGCTTTTGAACCAGCGGTCGAATCCACCGCGGAATTTTGAGACGCCGATGAGGTGGTGGATTGAGGTGCCTTCGGTCTGTGTCTGTTTCACGAAGTTCGCTGTGACTGGTTTGTGGAGTGCGCGGAACAGTGTTGATGCTGTCATGGAGCATGCTGCGATGGTTCGTGCTCGTGGTTTAGCTGTGAGTGCGAATTTCTGGACGCATTTCGTGCTGAAGATGAGCGGTGACTTGTTGGAAAGTTCGACGAGCTGATCGATGAAGTTGTCTGGTGCGATGTTGTACAGCTGGTCTTGCTTGATGGCTCGGAGAAGTGTATGTGATGGTCCGAGTGAGCTTTTGCGTGGTGCGCAGTCGATTTTGTTGAAGCGTTGTTCGGTGGCGCAGCTTTCGAAGTCATCGAGTGTCTGTTCGTACAGGAAGCGTAGGATGTGCGGTTGGATGAAGAGCTTACCTTGATAGTCGTAATACAGGAAGTCGTTGACACAGTCTGATGTGCTGCCTTGGAAGTACGTGTATTTCAGGACGCTGTCGATGTTTCCGAGTTTGGACTCGAAGAAGTCGAATGCGCTTTCGGCGTAGAAGACTGGTCGGTGGCTATCGTGGTCGTGTGTGTCTGCTTCGCTTGCGAACTGGACTCGGTCGCCGATCGTGAGGATTGGTTTGCGCCAGTGTAGGCCTGGGTCTTGGAGTAGATACAGGTTCTGGAGGTACTCAGTACATGAGCTGAGTAGCTCGGTGTCGATTTTGTGTGTTCCGGTGACGTCGTTGTGGTATAGGCTTGTGGTGAATGATTCGCTGTCGATGAACAGTTCGGTGGCTGTTGATTTCGCGTGTAGGAGGTTGTTGTTCACTTGTAGGACTTTGTCGAGCCAGCTAGTTTCGGTGAAGTTGTATTTGACTGGAAACCAGGTTTTGGTGATTTCGGGAGGTACGAGGCCAGTGAGAGACCAGCAACGCATGAAGTCGCTGAGTGCGATGTCGATGTTGTGTGGTCCGGTGTTGATGTCGCCGAAGTCGTACAGCTGTCCGTTCAGGTCGATGTTGTCGAGTGTGATTGGTAGCTGGACGTCGTTGGCGTAGCACCACGTGCGGAGTTTGTTCAGGTTGTTGATTGCTGGTTCGAGTTTCTTGGCGAGTTCGGTGAGGATGTCTTTGGTTTCGATTGGCTTTCCTTTGTCTGGTATTGTTGGTGCGTCGCTTGTGTCGTTGTGCAGGTGAGCGTAGACGATGTCGCCGAGTGATTGTTTGGTGACTGGTCCTCGGATGAGGATTGAGGCGCCGGTGCTGAGCTTGTAGACTGTGTGTTTGGGTATAGCGATTGCATCTTTGTGTGCTTTATAGTTGATCAGTTCGTTGTTCAGTGCTTCGGCTGTGCCGGTTTTGAGCATGTGGTTCTCGTTGTTGATCGTGATGCTTGTGGTTTGGCATTTGTGGAGTTGTTTGATACCACAGTCGTTCATACAGACGTTAACCCATCGGCTAACTGTGTCGAAGTCGTCGATGGTGTTGAGCGAAGGTATGAGTTCTGGTTTTTGCAGGATGTCTGCGACTTGTCGTGCGACGAGTCTGAAATCCTCAGAGACCTGCTTCACTGAGGATGAGACGAGTTTTTTGCCTGCTGTCTGATTGCTTTGAGTCGGTCTTTGAGCGCGTTGTTGCGTTGGTTTTCGGCTTGTGGTTTGCACTCGGTGCATGTGAATTTGTTGTGGTGGCATGCTTTGTGGTGCTCGAGGTAGTCGGTTGGATCTTCGTGTTGTGGTATTTGGACGAATTGACCGACTTTGCAGTTGTGTTCGATGTTGAGTCGACAGTACTTGCACAGTGATGGTCCGTAGTAAGTTGTAAAGCCCACTGTGCGGAGTGGCAGGTCGTTGTGGGCTGAGTGTTCGACTGCGTTTTCGAGACCACCGAGTCTGATTGATTGGAGTGATGCTGAGGCGAGTCTGAGTTTGGCCATGATTGCGGCTAAGACTGGTGCTGGTACGTGGGCTGATGCTTTGAACGGTAACAGTTGGCCGTCGATGGATAATAAGATGCTTTCGTCGGTGGCTTCGGTGACTTGCTCGAGTAAAGGTTTCTTGAATTTGTCGCTTGTTTGTGCGTACTCGATGCGGACGCCGGTTGGTGTGTTGATGATTTCGATCTGATGTGGCTTGATTGTGAAGCCGATGTTAGCTTGGTTGCTGGTAGTTTGGCTGTTGTCTTGCTGTAGTTTGCCGTACAGTGGAAATGCTTCGGCTGTGAGTGCTGTGAGCTCGGCTTCGCTGTGGATTGGCTTGTTGGCGTTCGTGTTGAGCTCGTTGATGTAATACAAGTTATCTTCGAACTCGAAGCAAAAAGCCTCGGCCTCGTCGTCCCATGTGATTTGGTTTCTACCGGCGATGTTCGTGATGACGAGCATTTCGGGTACTGTATAGGTGCTTGCGGCGATGATGCCTGCGCCGAATGATTTGGTGCGGAGGCTTGCTTTTTCCTGGAGTTCGCTGACTGCGCGGTTGAGGAGGTCGCAGAGTTTGATTGCTTGCTCGTTGCGCATGAGTCCTCGGACTTGTTCGAGTTGCATGAGGTTCAGTTGCTTTCGGAGTTTCTCTTCTTTCGCTTTGAGGAAGTTGATTCTGGCTGTGACGATGTTGCGACGCTTGACAGTGAGTTTGTCGTCGGTTGCTGGGTTGTCGTTGAGCCATTGGTCGAGTTGACTTTCGTCGCAGACTGTGGCGCACCAACTTAAAAATTGTTGCTGGTCTGCGCTGTTCTTGGACTGGAGGACTGTTTCGACTGCGCTGATGAAGTGGGCGTACAGTTGTTCGCTGTCTGGGCTTGTCATGAGGCTCGCGCTTTTAGCGTTGACGTTGGGAAAGTGTGTTGTTGCGCCGACGACTGCGTACGGTGTGATTTTCGACTGTGGTATGAATTCGATGGTGTCGCCTTGGTCGTAGAATAGCTGACTGATGAGTGAACTGAGATATGTTGGTGGCTTTTGATACACTGCGAGGTGGTGACAAAAATAAGCTCGGTTGACTTTGATCGTGTCTGATGTTAGCTGGTGATAGCGGTTGATGACCCAGTTTGGAAAGCTGAGTCGCAGTGATAAGATGATGTTCGCCGTGAACCAGATCGGATAATATGGTGTTGCTTGTAATAACAGTGTTAGACACGTGAACCAACTAGATGCATTCGCGAAGCTGAAAATGAACAAAGCGATGACGTAACTGTCGATGGTGACTGTCAGGTATGCTATTGTCCAGAATGCAGCCGCGAAGATAAAGCTCCGGACTGGTAAGATGAATGCTTTGAGACACATGACGCTGATAATGATCGTGACGAGGATGAAGTCCTGCAGCCCGAATCTGGCGATTGTCTGCAGAAGGTGTAGGTCCTGGAAGTTGTTCGTGTTAAAGATCTGGCTGAAGACTGTGATGTTTGATTCGCAGACGAGTAAGAATGTATTCAACATGTTAACGAAGTAAGCTCCGGCTGTGAGCAGAAAGATGACGTGTCTGCTGCGGAAGATTGTACTGAGCAACATACCTGCGAGTATGATGTCGAGGTATGTGCGGATTGTGATTGTCCCGTAGATTGCGTTGAAGAGCAGGTGTGTTACGGTCATTGCGAAGCCGATGATGTTGCTGAGCGTGCAGTGAACGAGCACTTGGTGACTTGTTTTCCGTTGGAGTGTTGAGACTGCTGTTGCTTTGTATGGCTTGCAGTGGTGCTCTCGGACGATTGGTGAGTGACTGACGAAGCTGATGAGTTTGCTTAGATCGACTGCGTCGTGTTGCATGAGTTCGAAGTCGTTGATCTGACTGATGTGGTTCGTGGTGCTCAGGATGTTGTTAATTTCGTTGATCTGGCTTGAGAAAGCCTTGTTTGTACTACTGTTCGTGCATTCGTGTTGCAGGAAGTAGTTGAACAGTGCGTTTCCGTCGAAGCAGATCTTGCTGGCTGTCATGAGCGTGTCGTGGAATTTTGGGTCGAATGGTGTTCCGTCGAGTCGTGTTGCGAGTGCGTGGCCGGAGTTGCTGTCGGTGTTCTTGATCATGGCTTGGTGGATGCCGATGAGTGTGTTGTGGTAGAAGATCGGCGACCCAGACTCTCCTGCGATTGTTGATGCGTAGGCGAAGTGGCCGGATGGTGTTGGGTACAGTTGATGCACTGAGACGATGCTTGTGTCGTCGAGAGGTGAGATGATGTGCGTGTACTGTTCGCCGAGTCTGAGTTCGTGGTGGTTGTCGGTTGCGATTGGTTTGATTTCGTCTTGGCTGTCGACTGTGATGATGATGTTGAAGCCGATGGTTTCGATGGATTTGGCTTTGAGAGACTGGTTGCGGTAAGAGACTGTGAGGTCTGGTACGTTGCAGTGTCGTGCTGTCATGACTGTTGTTGGTGTCATGAAGATGCCGTGTCCGATCTGGCCGGTTGAGTCGTTGATGCTGCAGACGTTCGTGAGTTGTGCTTTGTTGATGACGATGTCTGATAATCTGTTCAATTTCGATTGCAGGTAAACTGGTAGTTTCGTGCATTTGGGTGGCTCGTACAGGATCGTTGTGTTGCTGATGCTGCATTTGAGGATTGCGTTGGCGAGTGCTGTGTCTGGTTTCAGTTGTGGTCCTGTTGACATTGCGAGTAGTTTTTCGTACGTCATGCCTGTGACTGACAGGATTGTGGGTACGAGTTCTGGTGTCAACAGGAATGCGTTCTTTGCGATGCCGGTGAAGTCTGAGCTAAAGACGACGCCTGTTGGTGTATAGACGACGTCGCCGGTTGTTCCTCGTGCGAGCCAGAATGCGACTGCGAAGAAGATGATATACAGGATGAACAGGATGACGAGGTTCAGTCCGAAGAACATGGAACAGATGACGAAGCTATAAGACCACAGGACGAAACGGTGCCATGGGCTTGCGAGGATGACTAGAACGAAAACGAGAGCGAACATTGGTTGTAGCATGTAGATGATAACTGTGCAGCCGTGGACGAAAATGAGCACGATGATTGCGCTTGCGTAGTTGCCAAAATATCCGCGGAATTTGATGTACAAATAGACCATGAAGATAAACAACATGACCATGCACGTGGTGATCCAGATGAATGCTGTTGGTGTGAGCGTTGTCAGTGATTCGTGGCAGAAAAGGTCGCCGGCGATGCCGAAACAGACTGCGCCTGTTTGGGAGTCGTAGTCTCCGTGCTGGGTTGTATAAGGCTTGTTCGCTTGGAACCAATAGATTGACAGTTTGAACAGGTTGATTGCGTATGGTGTATAGAGCTGGCAGTTGGCGTTGTAGTCTTCGGTTTCGAAGATGTGATTGCTGAAACTGCCGCATGGAGTGCGTTCGGTGACTGTGTTGATTTTCCTAGTGAAGGCGAATGTGCCGTTGGGATACTGCCAGGCTTGGACGTTGGCGTGGTTGCCGATTGAGACTGCGGTTGCGGTGACTGTGTCGTGAATGTACAGGCTTCCTTTGCAGTAGTCGAATCCGGTTGGATTGAGTCCGGCTGGTGTATTGATCTTGTTGTACTTGCGGACGAAGACTCGGAATAGAGTGATGATGAGAAGTACTGCGAGTGTTGTGCTGCAGTAAGTCTTAGTGCTGATTGTTCGTTTGGGCTTACTTGTGCTGACGAGGTAGTGTTTCGCTGTTGCTTGCTGTTTGATGTCGTTGTGATGTTCGACTGCGAAGCTGTCGATGTTGATTGTCTTGGTGTGGTACTTTGTGCGGAGGATCAGGTTGCTGCTGAACTCGTGTGGTAACTTGCCGTCGAGAAAGTGGTCGTGTTTGCAGCATGTCTTGATGTAGTCTTGGTCGTACTGGCTGCAGAAGTTCTGGAAGTCTGTGAGTTCTTCTTCGTTGAGTGTTTCGAGGAAGCCGATGTGGATGATGTTACGTCTGCCTGCTTGTTGGCTTGCGACGTAGTTTGACCTCCAGTCTTCGTGCGAGCGGAAGTAGTCGATTGTTGCTTGGGTCATTTCGGGCTTGAGTGATGTGAGTGAACTTGCGAGGTGGCTTGAGATGTTGACTTTCTTGCCGGTGCGGTAGGCGAACAGGGCTGCTCTGGTTGTCCAGTCGTTGTAGGACAGTTTGTTAGTTGAATATGTATCGTTAGTGTTGTACTTGTTGAAGTCTTCTGGAAGTTCTCCGACTGCTGGTGTGTTCACGTAATTGAAATATTGGTCGGACTTGATAGCGCTGTGTTTCACGGATGTTGAGGCTTCGATGACTCGTGCGATTGGGTGTGGTAAGATGTGTTCTTGGCTTGTGTTACACCACCAGTTGTGGCAGTGACAGAAGCTGACTTTCGCGAATTGGATGTTGTATGGTTTGCCGTCGACGTAGTACTGGATGCTGTTGCTTTTGCATGTTGCGTGTTTCGGGCAGTATGGACCGGTTGCTTTGCAACATCTGAACCATTTCTTGAAGAAACAGTAACCTGCGACTGTGACCATTGCGCTGTTGTAGAGTGCGAGTTGAATTGAGGCACTGAAGCCGAGAAGATACAGACAGAGTCCCCATGGTGATGCGAATGACAGGATTGTGAGGATGTGGTCTTTCACGATGTTACGGTTGTTCGTCATGTAGTTGCTGTAGTTGTCGAGGTAGAGCTTGTTCTTTGGTTGTCCGAAGTGACAGAGCCAGTTGTTCCCGCAGATTTCGTTGACTGTTAGTGCTGTTACGTACTCGCTGAGTTGCGGTATGTAGTCGATTGCTGCGAGAAAGCGTTGGGTGTAGCTGTGGTATGGTCTGGCGTTCGTGTTGATGATGTCGGTGTTGCTAGTCAGTGCATTGTACGTGACGATTGTGGTCTGTAGAATGCAAAGTGCGTTGAATGCTTGGACGAAGTGTCTTGTGAGTGCTGTGTTGTTGATGCGCATGATGTTGCTGAGTGCTGTGACTTCGTAGCTTGTAGCTGTGTTGAACAGTTGGATTGCTGTTGTGCTGAGGTTCTTGAGCACTGTGCGGTCGAAGATGAACCAGAATGCCAAACACAGAGCGAAGATGAATGTGAAGATGCCTGGTTGTAATAGAAACATCGCGAACGGTAACAGTGCGAGTGTGTCGAGGGCTGTGAATGCTGTTGTTGCTGTGTCGTTGCGGTTGTAGAATCTCGTAGTGACTTCGCCGATGAGTCTGACGTTTTTACCGTGCAGTTCTTGCATGATGTGTGTTAGTGCTTTTCGTGCTGTTGTTGCTGGTAGTGTCTGCTTTCGGCCGTTGATGTACAGTGACTTGCCTTCGGCGCTGATGAGTAGCGTTGTGATGACTGTTTTTGTGTCGACTAAGTCTGTTGCTGGTAGCTTGTAGACCGCGTTGTACAGCATGTCGCTGCCTCGGTGGTTTTGGCTGTGCGTTGTGAAATAGTCGTCGAGGTTGTCTGGATTCGTGTCGGTTGTGGTTTTATAGTCGATGAAGAGACAGCGTTCGTCGTTGATGAGTCGTTGCATGTTGTCGAGGCCGTGTTTGTCGCTGAAGTTGGCGATTGCGATGTGTCGGTTGCTATAGTCGCATGTTGTGGAAGTCTTGTCCCATTCGATGAGATATGGTTGTTTCATGTCGAAGATGTGGTCTTTGAGTTGCTGCCAGAGTGATTTTTCGGCTCGGTTTTTGTACAGTGGTTTGTATTCCATGTCGGTGCTGTCGTAATAGACTGGACGTGTGCTTTGGATTGAGAAGTCGCAGATGTTGACTTTGGGTATGTTGTAGTTGCTGAGTTTCTGAACTAGGTTCTCGGCGTCGGTCTGTGTGCTGCAGTGTATTGTGAGCTCTTTGATCGGCTTGTTGACGAATTTGCAGAGTTGATGTGTGACGATGTCGAAGTTTCGACTGATTGCGAGACGTGCTGTGCTGTCAGTTGCGCTGTAGATGTCGTGTGACATGTAGAGTACTTTGACAGCTGGCTCGGTTGTTTTCCGGATGACCCAGTTAGTGTCGTTGGCTGCTGGTGCTTGCTCCAGGTGGTTGAGGCAGATGATGGTTCGTTTGTGGAGTGTGTGGATTAAGTTGTAGTCGAGGTTGTTCAGACTGACTCCGGACCAGTTGCAATACGTTTGGGCGTTCGTGATGAGTTGGTTGTCGATGACTGCGTTCTTGGGCACGTTGATGAGACATGAGCCGCAGTGCTCGCGACAGAGAAATGCTCTGCAGTTGACTTGTTCGGTTGCGTGTTTGCTTTCGAAGTCTTCGGCGTTGCAGGAGTGGATCGTGATAGGAATGTTGGTCCTGGTGATGCTGTCGCTTGTGAGTGCTGCGCTTGATGTGCTTGCTGGTCTGGTATTGTTGGTCGTGCTTGTTGCAGGAAGTTCGATGTCTTCTGTGTTTTGCGTGCTGGTTGTAGTACTGGTTTCGATCGTGTTGCTTGTGGTTGTGGTACTGTCTGGCGATGAGTCAATACTGTCGACGCTCTGTTCGGTGTTTTTGTGTCCGATGTGGTGGATCAGGATGAAGTTATCGAAGTGTTCGTTGTCGGAGTCGAATAGTGCTTTGAGTGTGTTGATGTTGGTCAGTTGACAATATTGTGCACGATACCAGTCTGCGGTGTGCAGGACTTCGGTTGTGGTACACGTTGGCATTTCGATTGTGTGCGTGATGCTTGTGTCTGATTGTTCGTGGACTGTGACTTTATAATACTTGCTCCATGTGTGGTAGCTTGTTGGGTTGTAGACTGGTACGAAATGGAATTCGCTGAGTTCGCCGCATTTGATTACGTTCTTGAAGTGCCAGCTGAAATTGCTGACGAGTAGATCGTACTTGTCGGCGAGTATGTCGAAGTCTGGTGAGTTGACGTCGCAGTGGAATAGCTTGGTGTTTGGTGGGCAGCGGTTCTGGCATGTGTTGAGTGCTGTGGTGTCGATGTCGCATCCGTCGTAGGTGATGCCGCTGTTGTTGTTTGCGGCTGCGTATGCTGGAGTGTCGTTGCCGCTGCCGATGCCGACGATGAGTGTTTTGGTGCCTGGTACTGTGTTGAGATTACTACGGCAGAAGGTTTCGATGTTCTTACGGAGTTGGCGTTGCATTGCTTGGACTTTGGCTGGCTTCTTGTTGTTGGTGACTTCGAAGTTGGCTGCTTTGGTGTCGGTGACGAGTGTCGTTCCTGGTGTCGTGGCTTTCGCTGCTTTGAGTTTCTTAGTCAGCTCGCTGTCGATGTTGACGTTGGTGCTGATGAAGACTGTGGCGTGGTCCTGGAGTTCGTACTGGCTGAAGGCTTCTGGTGTCATGCCGTGGATGATGTCGTGGTTGCGGATGATTGTGAGTTCGTAGTCAGAGTTGTGGATCAGTTGCCCTTGGTTGAATAGGCTAGTTGCTAGGCTGCATAAGTCGTTGCTGATGAAGATTGGATTGCTCGTGTTGCGGATGGTGCCGTTGCATGTCTTGTAGTCGTTGTCGAGCTCGATGTGACAGAGTGTATATTCGGCTCGTTCGTTGCGGGCTTTCGTGTAGATGACGCCGTTGTCGTTGAGTCTGCTGCTACCGTCTGGTGTAGTGTAGTGACATTTCCAGTGTCCGTTGTGTCCGTTGCCTTTGTAGATGAGGTGGGCTGTTGGTGTGAGTTTATAACAGCCGTAGCTGACTGACTTTTGCGCGATGTCGGCGGGGATGAGTACGTGGCTGCTTGTGCATTGTGGTATTGCGCTGTCGCAGCATGGAGTTGTGAAGTCGTTTGTTCCGTGAAGTATGCACGTGCATGTTGTCATGATTGGTATCTGGGCTTTCATGAGTAGTTCACTTGCGTCTTGTTGTTTGTTCGTGGCCGCTTTGTACAGTTCGGTGAGTGTGTCGTTGCTGAGGTAGCGTCCGGTTGTGGCGAGTGCTGCGTTCGCTGTGTGGATGAAGCAGCGGTTGATGCCTGGCTTGACTGTTGTTGGTTCGGTTGTGGTCTTGACTTCGATGTTGGACTCGAAGATGTACGAACTGGAGACGAGTTTACCGTTCAGGACTTGTTTTGGACTGGTGTTGCTTGTGCTTGAGATTGTGGTATACTCGGAGTTGTCGGTGTTGCTGCGTGGTGAGATTTCGTAGCTTGTGACTTCGTCGCTGAAGGTGACTTGTTTGCTGTTGGTGTCTTTGCATTTGGGTGGTGATGTTACGTCGAACCAGTCTATGGCGCTGTTGTCGCTTTCGGGTAGACTGTGGTTGATAGTGTCGACTGTACTTGAACTTGTTGCCGTGGTAGATGAGCTGATGTTGCTTGTACTGATGGCTGTAACTGGCAATACCTTAAATGTCTTGTTTTTGGGTGATGATCTGGTTGTGACTGGTGCTGGTGATTGGGTGCCACTGGATACAATGGTGTCTTGGCTTAGCTGGATGGTAGCTGGCTGTATTGTGGCTGTTGATTTGGTGACTGTGCTTTCGGTTGCGAGTTGTAGCTTCTTGAGTTTGCAGAGGCGTGCGTGTTCTTGAGTTAGCATGTTGACTGCTTTGTTCAGCTGTTTCTTGTACTTGTTGTTCTTCTTGAGTTTGCAGCGTTGGTTCAGTCTGCGGGCGTTGTCGAGTTCGGCTTTGATTGCTTGGATTTGCTCGTCGAGTGTGTTGCAGGAGCTGACTGTTGAGTAGTCTGTGCTAGTTGCTGTTGTTCCTGGTTCTACGTTGCTGCTGTCTTCGCTGTTGTTGCTTTCTGTGTCTTGGCTGATTACTTCTTTACTGTCGCGTTCTGGTTGCTGTACTACGTGCTCTGCGCTTTCTTCGTTTGCTAGACTGACTTTACTACCGACTGCGTTTTCGTTTTGGATGTTGGCGCTGTCGGTGTCTTTCGTACTGTCTGTTCTGGACGTGCTTGTGCTTTCGGGTTCGACTTTGCTACTTTCGGTAGTGCTCTCGTTGCGTGGTTTGCTTGGCTTGGTGGTGAAGACTGCGGTGATTGTAGATTGCAGGATGTATTCTCGTTCGGTGTTGTTGAAGAGTTCGTACTTGGAACCTGATGTGTAGATTCCGTAGTGGTCGCCTTCGGTGACTACGATGGCGAAACTGTTGAGTTGGTTGCCTAGGTTGTCGAGGATTGAGTTGGTTCTTGTCAGGTGGTTGTGACTTGCGAGGAATCGTTCTGCGTCTTGGCATGTTGTACAATTGTGGTGGCTGTTGAGAGTGATTTCTTTGCCTATTCCGATCTTGACGAGGTATGTTTGAAAAGCGTAGTCGATGATTGCGCTGCTTGTGTCTGGTGTTGAGTGTTTGTCAGTTGATGTTAATGCAGTGTCGGTGCTCTGTTGTAGGCTTGTCGACTGAATGAGTTCGTTGTTGTTTGACTGGGTGACTGCATGGTTGCTATGCGCTGAGTTGATGAGTCCTTCGATGAGGCTGATCTTGTTGTCGTTGTTGGTTGACGAATGTGTACTTAGTGCTGGGTCTATAGAGCTAGTATTGATTGTTATGCTGGTTGTGTCGGTTGTAGACTTGTTAGAAACAATTTCGTGGTTGTCTCTTATAACTGTGTCGCTGATGAACTCGATTTCCAAGTCGTCGCTGTTTGCGTAGAAGTTTTCTGGAGCGTGGTGTTTACATGGTGCTACGTTGTTGTGGAACATGTCGCTGATTCTGTTGAATGTGTGGTGGTCGAGAAACCATTCGATGAATTCGAGATGGTTCTTGTCGTGGGTGTCGAAGAATGTTTCTTCGTCGCCGTACAGTGTGTTGCTGTAGACGATGAGTTCTTTGGCGACATTGTAGACCCAGGTATAAGCTGCTTCGCGGATGTCGTGGATTGAATAGTTGTCTTCGGTACAGACTGCCAATCCCCAGTCGAGGATAATAAGTTCGCCGGTGTTGTAGTCGATCGCGACGTTGCCGTTATGGTAGTCGTTTTGGATGATACCGCTGTCGAGTGCTGCGTCGATGTGGTCGATGAAGTTGGACAGTGTATCTTGGCGTTCGATGAGTGACTGGTTGTTCAGTGGCTGGATGTCGTACAATGTCTTGATGTTTTTGATCATGGCCATTTCGATGATGCCGACGCCGAGTTTGTCGTCGGTTCCGTAGTCTGTGATTTGTGGTACTGAGAGGTGTTGGACTTTCATGAGCATTTGGTATTCTCGCTCGGCTGCCTCGAGTGCTTGGACTTTGTAGACGTATTGTCCACATGTACTGCCGTAGACTGCGCCGTACGCACCACTGCCGAGGCAGTTAGCGTAGTTGATGTTCTTGAAGTGAAATGCTTTGTCGTCGTCGATTGATTTGAGGTCTGGAACGTCGACTGGTAGTCTGATGCCGTGGTTGCTTGTAGCTCTCCGGATTGCGAAGGCGTATGCTTCGATGATTTTGGCGAATTTGCTTTCTCGGATGTCGAATCGGTGTAGGATGTTGAGTGACTCGCAGATTTCGACGGCATAGCGTAGGTGGTAGCGGATGGGTACGTTCGATTCGTTTTCGAAGTACATGTATGAGATTCCTTTGACTGCGAGTTGGGCGTTGAAGTGGTTGATGCTCAGGTTCGTGTCGGTGACGATGGCGTTGCGGAGGATGATTTCTTCACAGACGCAGCCTTGACTTGCGTGGGCTTTGATCGTACGGAGCATGAGTACTGCTGCCGCGTGGAGCTTGCGTGTTGTGTTTCTGACTGTGATGGTGTCGTCTGCTGCAAGTGCTTGTTCGCGTTGGTCGTTGAGGGTATTAATGTGTTGTTCGAATGTTCCGTGTCCGCGGACGAGTTGGCAGTAACGGTAGACGACTAGAACTGAGTCGAGGACTGTTGCGTCGTTGAGGTTGATTGCTTGGTCGCTGCATTCGGTTGGTGTCAGGATTTTGTATTCGGCTAGGAATTGGTTAGGCATGCCTGGAAAGTCGAGAAGACGTTCACTGCGGCTGATGAATGCTGCTTTGGTCTTGCTGAGGAAACAGTCGACTGCGCGGAGTGGTTCGCGGATGACGAAGCATGGGTGCTTGACGCCTTCGAAGAGTCGGTTGCTACTTGTGCTTGAGAAGTACCCGTAACAGATGCCGTCTTTTTCGTGGCAGAATGTGAAGTCGCTGTTGAAGATCAGGTTGTTAGCTGTGGGTGTCATTTCGGTGAATTTGCTTTCGTATTGTAAGTAACATTTCGAGTCGAAACCGTGACAGCTTGTGCGGTTCATGTTGTGTCTGAAACTCCCTGGCACGTAGTTGTTGTTGATTTGGAGTGCCTTGAAGTCGTTGATGAATGTGTTGAGGTTGCTACTGTTTTTGTAGCTGTCGCTGTCGCTGTCTGTGTCGCTGAGTTCGCTGAAGTCGCTGTCGTTGTCGGTTGAGCTACAGTTGGTGCTGATGCTTGAGATGTTAGAGATGTTGGATGAGCTTGGACTTTTGTTGCTGGCGGAATGGACTGTGCTTGTGGTTGATGCGTTGCGTGGGGTAGTAATACTACCACTTGGTTTGACTGAAGATGTTTGCACGGGTTCGCTTGTGTGATAAGTGAAGCTTGTGCTCTCGGTTGACGATGTGGTCCTTTCGATGTTGGTTTCGGTGTTTGAGTGACGACTATCGTTGGAGGTTGTAGATAACTTGCAGGAAGGAACGTTTTCGTGGTTTGCTTTGAAGCTTGTTGGGCTGTTGAGCTCTTTCTCGCTGGTGTTGATTGTGTTGGAGGTGAGTTTGATGATTTTGAATCTGGCGAGTTTGATCTTTTCGGCTTTGGCTTGTGAGATTGCGAGTTCTGTTTCTCGGATTTTAGCGAGAATTTCGGCCTTCTCGGCTTCGAAGTTGCGTGTGCTGCTTTCGGTGTTAGTTGTGTTGAGCATATCGTTGTTAAAGTTGGCTGCCGCTTGTTCCTGGTGTCGGATTGCGGTTTCCCAGGAACTGTTGCTGAGTGTTGTGGGTGCGTGCTTGTGATATAGTTGTTCTCGTACTGTGTTTTGGCTGTTAGTCGCATTGACTTTGTTGTCTTGGCCGTTCGTTGTTGCGGTTTTGGCAGTTGTAGCTTGCTGTAGTGTTTGTTCGTTACGGTGGACGTAGCTTGTTATAATACTGGTCGTATTGTGGTGAACATTGTTTGTTACGGTGCTGGTTGCGGCTTTGATATTGTTGTGTTCTTTGAGGACGTTGATGTTGTCGGTGAACTTGATAGTGTACGTGAAGTTCTTGGGTATGTGAGGTACAAATAGAATGCGTTTGTCTTGTAGTAGACGGTCGCACTCACTTGTTGTGAACTGTTTGTGGATATAGTGGCAGGATTTTAAACTAAAGCGGCACTTGTTTTGAATAAATGCTTTGCATGGTTCATACTGTCTGCATTTGAGTTGCTCGAGTTGGTCGGCTGTGGGCTTAGGCCCGGTTTTCCCGTCTCGGCTGATGTGAACATTGCGGCAGTTGTTGCCGAAGTTGCACTGGTTGCGTAGGTAATGTGCCATACAGATTGCGGTGCCTTGTCTGGTGTAGTGGTTGTTGATTGCGGCTCGGAATTCACGGAGCCATGCACCGTTGCTGTTGAGCTTGGTGTGGATCTGTGTTTCGTTGCGTTTAGGTGTACGGGTTCGGAGGTGTTTTGGCAATTTCGTTTGTGATTGGTTGGCTGACTCGTTGGCTTGTTGCTTTCGGAGTTGTTCCTTCTTGATTTGTTCTTGCTTAACTAACTCTTCGGCTTGTTGCTTTCGGAGTTGTTCCTTCTTGATTTGTTCTTGCTTAACTAACTCTTCGGCTTGTTGCTTTCGGAGTTGTTCCTTCTTGATTTGTTCTTGCTTAACTAACTCTTCGGCTTGTTGCTTTCGGAGTTGTTCCTTCTTGATTTGTTCTTGCTTAACTAACTCTTCGGCTTGTTGCTTTCGGAGTTGTTCCTTCTTGATTTGTTCTTGCTTAACTAACTCTTCGGCTTGTTGCTTTCGGAGTTGTTCCTCTTGGTTGTTGAATTGTTGTTGGAATTGTTGTTGCATGAGCATCATTGTCTGTTGCATTTGAAGCATTTGTTGCTGCATTATTTTGTTCTGTTCACGTGAGTTGCGGAGCTCGTCTTTTAACATGGCTACGATGCTTGCTTTACTGCTAGAATCGCTACTGCTTCCGCTGTTGCTTTTTGGTGTACCATAAGCAGGATAGTCCCAAAATTTGGGATACTCGTTACAGAAACAGATTTTTCTGAATCTGTTTACCTCGATGGCGTTGGTAAGTGCGAGGTGGTTGTGGTGGTACTGTTCGTTGCTTTTGAGTGGTGAAATTTTGTGGAAGTTGTGCAGTGAGGTTTTGCCGATGTTCTTCTGGCATTTGCATTCGTGATGTGTTATCGCGATTGCGCAGTTGATGCATGGTTGTAGATGTACGAGTTGACGAACTTTGTCGTTCTCGTTGCTGTTGCCTGATGTTTGGTGGTTCAGTTGATTTTTGCACCATTGGCATAATTTGCTGTAGATTTCTCCGTAACACTTGTCGCTGTGGGAGCGACTGATCTGTTTGGACAGTGTACATGTTTCGGATGGTTTGAGTGGTGCGCAGATTGTGATACCTGCGGTGATGGCTTTGGTAATTGTGCGGTGAAAAATTTTGTTTCCACGGACTGCTTCGTACTCGGTTTTAGTCTTGGTTGTTGCGAGTTTGCTTTCGATGTCTGCGATCGTCTTTTTGCTTGTGCTGTTTTTGATGTTGTATCTGATGATTGAACCTTCTTGTGTCTGGACGTACTCGCCGTTGAAATAACGGGTGGAGTCGTCAGGTAGCTGTGAATAGACGTTGCTGGTGGTGCCGAGTATTTCGTCGTCGACGTCTTTGGTTTGACTTTGGTTGGTTGTGTTGTTTTTGGTCCTGAACTGTTCGTCGCTTGAGGCGATGTTGATGACGCTGCTTGCCGGTGGTTTCTTGGTTTTGTCGACTATTGTGCGTGTTTTGCTATAGTCGTGGCTTGCGACGTGGGTTGATTGTTTGGGTTGTTCAGGATTGTAGAAGACGTCTGCGACTCGTACTGAATCGGTTTTGGTATAGATTATAGTGTCTTTGGTGACGATGGGTCTTATTTCGACGAGCTGTAAGATTGCTTTCTGGTGAAAGTCGTCTTTGTTGATTTCGTTGTTGGTGGTCTTGAAGACTGTGCTTGTGTTAGGTTCGACGATCACTAGCTCAACGTGTGTTGCTGGTAGTGTGGTGTGTTCGTGGACGATGATACAGATTGAAGTGAGTTCGTTGACTGGTTTGAGTGTGAAGTTGCGCGGTAGAATGCCTTTGAGTCCTGCGAGACTTGTGATTTCGGTGAACTTCATGATGTTATATTCTTCTTGTGTAATTTCACAATTGCTGAGGATTGCGTGAAGCAGTTCTCGGACTGTGTTGATACATTGGTTATTTGATGGTGCGACTTCGTTGAGTTGTTCTATGAGTGCTTGACTGCTGTAGTTGACAGCTCGTGTTTGTATGGGTGTTGCGAAGTCGTGTGGCTGCATGAAACCATGCACTGTTAAGGTCGTGCATGGCTTGCTTGTAGCGTTGATCAAGTGGCAGTCGTTAATGACTGTGGTGCTGAAGTTTGTGTAGTTGTTCAGTGCTGTTGAGGCTGGTTTACTTTCATGAATTTTACCGAACTTGACTATGACGCCCGAGCTCACGTTGTTGGAGCAAGTGGTGGCAGTAGTCTCAGTTTTCGCTGAGTAGTTCGTAGCTGTTTTCTTGGCAATTGCAGCGTAGCTGCTTGTTGTTGTAATTGTTGGATATTGTTCACTACTAACGACTGATGTCGGTGTAGGTTTATTGCTCTCGGTTGAGGCTTTTTGTTTAATAATACGTTGTTTGATCATCGTCGTACCGGCAGAGGCTGATTTGGTGATGTCATCGTACTGTGCTAAGGCACTGTACTTTTCGCTTGCTACTTTGGCGTAGCTTGGTGTATTTTTGGTTGGCATAGTTTCAAAATAGTTGGCCACTGAGGTAGCATGCCCGGCTGTTGCCGTTTGTTTTTGGTGTTGATGCTTGGGTCGGTTAATGAACCGTCCGGCCAAGAGGCTATAGTTGCCTTGGCTTACGTTGGTGAGTGGTTGCTGTGTTGTAGTTTCGGTCTTATAGACGACTTGTCGTTTGATGTAATTACTACCGTACTTGTTAAAATAAGTAGGTAGGACGCTATAGCGTCTGGATTTGATGGTTTTTGGATTACGGGTCTTACGAAGTGGTACTAAGAAGACCATGTTGATTACGCTGCTAACTGGGTGGTGTACGAAGTTAGGGTCTTTATTACAAGCTTAGAAGCTGTTGTAATAGTGAGGTGTGTTCGTTTGAATCGCACCTGGTTTGCTCAGTATAACAATTAGGCTGACTATGCCAGCCCACGGAGTCCAATTGGATATCCAATTGCGATACTAGTTATGGAGCCTTGCTCTGGTTAATGCTTTCGCATATAGTTAGAGCCGTTGTTGCTTGGCTATGTCAGTAGCCAAAGACGGTTAGATTATCTTGTAATCTAACGACTTTTCACAGCTCGTTCCGCCGAAGCGTACTTGAGCTGTTACTTCCTATCTTTTCGGCAAAGCCTACTTCGATAGGGTGTCGATTTTGGGTACGGACTGGGGCAAAACCCCTGCTGATGCCAAATTAGTTATCAGACAGGCTAAGTTGCTGGCCGCCAGTAGGAGACCTCTTTCGAAGTTTTTCCTATGCTCTGAGCGGTCGTGGAGAGGTGAAAGTGGAGGCCGTTTTACGGGCTTATCCGGAGTGGTTTCCTTGTTAGGGAGAAACCGGGGTGGGTAGTCGTTTGGTTATTGAGACTACTGAGAGGAATGGCAACAACGGGGAGGAGCCCCGGTGCAAGAGTGTGCTGACACACTGGCGTAAACAAGGCAGGTAACTAGTCTGCTTAAAAGAAAAATATATTTCAATTGTTTTGTTTTTGGTGTTGAGGAGATCTTAAACTGTCAAGGGGATTGAGAGTAGATTCACTGTGTAGCAGGCTGAACAAATGGGGTTCAGAATGCTAAGTTGTGTTCTCGTGACAGGATCGGCCACAAAGAT